AAAGCCAAGCCGTATTTAACGGCTGTATACAAGGCATCACCTGAGATCATTGAGTCAGGACGACGCAAGTTCTGGTCAGCTGTAAATAACATTGAACGCTGGCTAAAACAACCGGGCAAGGACACTCAGACCTTTGCTCTTTATGGAGAAATCTAATATTTTTCTTGTTTATTAACCAGAGACTAACTATATTTGTCTCGTAATTAAATTTAATTCTTATGTCACAGGACAAAGTTTTTGCGCAAGGGTTTACGTTTAAGCGTAACCCAAATTCTCCAGAATTCATTATCGGGAGACAATCGATCAAGGTTGATGAAGCTATTGCATTCTTGCAGGCTAATCAAAAAAACGGCTGGGTAAACCTAGACCTTAAGCAAGCCAAAAACGGTAACTATTACCTAGAGCTTGATACCTGGGAGCCTAAAGGTAATGGCCAAGCGAACAGTGCACCATACAACGGTCGTGGAGCTGTAAGCAACAATCCATTTGCACCAACAACACCAGATGGGGGTCTACCATTCTAGTGTTATAAGTAGTACGAAGGTGGGGTCTAGGCTCCACCTTCCTATTTATTATATGGAGGTACAGATCTCTATATTCAAGGCCAAGAACTGGCACAAAAGAGACACTTGGGTCATAAGTGTTATCACTGATCAAAATCAGATACTTAAAGACGATGCAAAAACAAGATCAAGACTCAATGAAGAGTACTACGGAAACAACTTCAAAGGTCAGCGAGGCATCCGGATCGAAAAAATCTACAGCTGTAAACAAATCGGAACCACATCGTGGTGATAATTGGAAATTTATTTACTGGGAACAATGAAAGAAGATAAAGACTTTGAGCTGTTTAATAAAGCAGCTAAGCTAACGCTATTGCTCCAATGCTCACTAGAGCTTATGGATGAGATGAAAGGTTTGAAGATGTACCGACAAGACATCCGCAACCTGATGAACACTCTGGAACGTAAGGTAGAACTACATCTACGCAAGGCTATCGATGAGATGGGTCGTAGTGATGAGTTTATTATGATGCAGATCCAAAGAGGGATCGACTCAATACTTGAGTCTACACTCGAGGAGATACACAACCATAATCTAGAAGAAAAATGATGACATTCTATATCGTGCTTGTATTAGCACTCACGTCGGCAGTGTTAGCTGTAATCTACTTTGATCGTAACGACGTATCACAACGTGACAAAAAGATCATACAGCTACGGCTAGAAGGGCTGTCTATTCGCCAGATCGCAGAGCAGGTAGATATCCAGAAGTCTCAGGTACATAACATCTGTAAAAAATACGGGCTATGAAAAAGCTTTTTAAAGTCGTTTGTAAGGGGGTTACATACGGCACTTACAATACCATTGAACAAGCTCGCAAGCTTCGCACACTACTAAGCAAAGAAGGTAAGAACGAGATAATCATTCGTGTAACTGAGGAAGACATAGACCCACGATGGTAATGCTTACCACGATGTACAGAATAAGGGTATAACCTTACAATGGAGTGTACAAAGTAAGGGTAAAGCCTTACGATAAAAATAATCAAGATGACAAATAGAGATATACTACTGGAGATGTACGAGAGACTTTGGAACGCTGAAAAGGACAAATGGGCTTGGTATGCGATAGTAAAAGATTCTCTGGAGAAATTAGAAACCAATAATGATACAGAACGATAGGGTTTTGTGTCTTTAATAGAACACTATGTCAAGTAAACTGCACAAGATGCTTGACACCTTTAAAACCAAGAGAGATGAAAAGGTATTGGAATAAATTCCTCAATTTCATATTACCAAATAGAAGAAAGAGGTTACTTGCTGAAATAATGAAACGAGACCAAGAGTTTGGTCTCTATGATGAAACCTTTAACACCAACGAGAAATGACACCAGAAGAAAAAGAAATAGCAGAAGGTGCATATAGCATATTCAAATACAACGGAGCAGTAATGATAGTAGACTACTTCCAAAGGTCTGATACTTGGCAGTGTATGGATGCAAAGTTTTTGATACAAGGCAGAGGTAAGACAAGGATGGGTGCAATATGCGAAGCAAAGAATATGTGGGATGAATACCTAAAAAAACAGAAATGAAACAGACAGCAGTAGAATTGTTAGAAGAAACTTTGAAATTCACAAGTAAGGAGGTGTACGCTGACTTATATGAGGCAATCCTCCAAGCAAAAGCTATTGAGAAGGAGCAGATGAAGAACGCTTGGCTAGACGGAAGGAATTCACACTGCAGTGGTCAAGACATTGTGAAGCAAATTAAAAACCTTTAACACAAAAGAGAGATGAAAAGAGAAGCGATATACCAATGTTCATTTTGCCTTGCATTAAACACAGATGAGTCCGATGAAATATCAGCTGGTAAATGCTACAATTGCGAAGAAGTTGATTATTGGGAATTCAAGGGATATACGAAATGAAATTCATACCTCACGAAGACGATTGGGAAAAAGAGTACCGAGAGAACTTAAAGAAGCAGCGTAATCGTAAGATTGCAAACAACCTTAGAGCATTAGGAACACCAAAAAAGAAGAAGAAATGAAAGAGAAAAGAACACCACAAGATTGGTACGCATACCAAACAGAACGTATTGACAGATACGAAGAGAAGTTTCATAACATCTTAGAAAGCTCAGAGCTAGACTACGAGACTCGTGAAGAATTAGAGAAGCTGTTTACTTGGTACGGCAATGCTCGTGCTATGAAGTCTAAGGCTTATCAAGAAATGAAAACTAAGTAATATGTTGTTTGAAGAATTACAGGCTCAGGTTGAAGACTGGGCACAAGCAAAAGGACTACTCAAGAAAGAGAACGTGAGCAAGCAGTTCCTAAAAGTAATCGAAGAGATCGGAGAGCTGTCTTCAGCTATAGCTAGAAATGACGAGCAGGAAACTATAGATGCTATTGGGGATACATTTGTAACCCTGATTATCTTATCCGCACAGCTAGGGTATGACCCGGTAGCCTGCTTAGATGTTGCACACGATGAGATCAAAGACCGCACCGGCAAGACGGTGAACGGTGTATTCATTAAAGATTAAAACAAAAGTTATGTCATACTTAGACAACCCGGAACACAAGAAGATCATCGACTGTGTGCTTCAGCAGAACGCAAAGATGTTCACTAACCTAGGTAGCGAATGCTCCAAAGCTGAATACGAAAAAGCAAAGGTCGCAGAGAGACGTAAGCTACGTAAGATCAGAGAAATTGACCCAGAAAAGATTGACCGACTAATTAAAGATTCACTAGATGACTAGAGACGATATCGTAAGAATATGCGACAATACAAAAGAACTTTTGATAAAAAAGAACAAGGCTTATGGAGACAGCGCCTTGAATCCACTAGGCATCTTTGGAAACGGAGATGCTGTCGTGTCTTTAGGAGCAAGGATGGACGACAAACTTATGCGACTCAAAAGTCTTGGTATCAACAAAAATTCAGTAGATACTTTATATGACTTGCACGGTTACATAACTTTGCTTATCATTGCACTTGAAAGGAAAGAGAACATTGATAGTATGGACGTTGTCTGTGATGACGACACAAATACATCAGCAATAATTAATACCTCCCACTATGAATCAAACAGTAACCTTCTTCAAGGACATCAGAACAACACAGGATCCGCACTACAATACACTCAAAACAGCACTGGAGCGTATCAAGAATGGCAAGAGCAGATCCTTGATCGAGAAGGTCCGTGGAATACACAGCGTTGATCAATTCGGAAACCCAGTACCAGACAAAACAGCTAAGCAACAGCTACCTGTAGTACTATTCAGTGGTAAGTTTGACTACAGAGCAGATGAAGGTATTAGTGAACATAACGGCTTAGTCATCCTAGATTTTGATGACGTAGATGTAGACGCTCTTAAGCCTATGATTGCTCAAGACGAATACACCTATGCCTGTTGGATAAGCCCTTCTGGAAATGGCCTTAAGGTTCTCGTTAAGATAAAGCATACAGACAAGCACAGAGACCATTATAGAGCTGTTCTAGCGCACTATGAGCGTGAATATGATGTTGATGTAGACTCTACATCAATAAACGAATCTAGAGCCTGCTATGAGTCTTGGGATGAGGACTTAGTATTCAATGAGAATGCTAAAGTATTTACAGCTATGGTATCTGTTCGTGAAGAGCGTGAGAAATTAGCTGTAGTAGCGCCAACAAAGGGTACTGACTACAATAAGATTGCTATTGTGGTTTCTATGATTCGCCGTGCTCCAGAAGGTGAGAAGCATAACGAGCTTATCAAAGCCTCATTCTTGGCTGGTGGTTATATTGCCGCAGGCCGTATGGAGGAAACCGAGATCTACGAGATACTTTCTAGAGAGATTGAGAAGAAAAATCCAACAGATCTTGAGCACGCTAAGAAGACAATACTTGACGGAATCAACGCCGGTAAGAGCATACCTCCATCAGAAATTGTTAATCGTGAGAACGATGCACGTAGACAGATGCTCGTGCTTGATAACGACTATAGCTTCCTGTCTAACGATAAGGACGACTTTAGCTGGATTGATTCTTACGCTAACGGCAATATTAAGATTGGACTTGATACAGGTGACTACATACTTGATAATTACTTCAGGTATAAGCCAGAGTTCCTCATCATCAACGGACACTCAAACGTTGGTAAAACTACGATGGCTCTATATATGATTGTAAACTCAGCTGTACGCCACAATTGGAAGTGGATCATATACTCTTCTGAAAACAGAACTGCCAGTGTTAAGATGAGACTTATGGAGTTTGCTGCAGGTCAAAAGATTGCTGAGATGAATAATGAAGAGCGCACAAGAGCTTTTCAATGGGTGTCTGATCACTTCACCGTAATTGGAAACGAAGATGTCTACAGCTATAGAGATTTGATTCTATTCGCAGAGAAAATGATCCATATGAACGGAAACTACCAAGGTTTCTTCATTGATCCGTACAACAGCTTAAAGATACAGATGGCTCACGGCAGTAGTATATCAACACACGAGTATCATTATGAAGCCGCATCAGAGTTTCTGACATTCGCAAAGCGTAATGATATGGCGGTATGGCTAAACACTCACGCTGTTACTGAAGCGCAGAGACGTAAGGGTGAAGATGGTTTGCCTGTTGCTCCATACGCAGAGGACACTGAAGGAGGCGGTAAATTCATCAATAGGGCCGATTGTTTCTTGACGTTTCACAGGAAAATTCAGTCACCAGACACACGTGTTAAGCGCAGTGTTGAGTTTCACGTCCGCAAGGTTCGTGAGACAGAGACCGGAGGTGAGCCGACTCCTTGGGATCAGCCGTTCTACTTTAGTATGAACGATGAAAACTCTGGGTTCCTATCTATGAGTAGACAACAGCTGTTATTCAAGCCAATTGACTTTGGATACAAGCAGTCTACAATGAATATGTAAAAAAAATAATTAATTGTTAGGTTTTTAACATATTGGTTTGTAGATTTGCTTAATGAAAACAGAATACAATGAAGTTACACTTACTCTACCGAAACCTCCGAGCCTTAACAAGTGGTATTCGGGTAAGCATTGGTCAATTAGAAAAAAACAAAAAGAGACCTACAGCAAATACATCAAAGACGAACTTGAAAAAATCGATAGGTTTACTATGGATCGATTTAAGATTGATGTTCAGTATAATTGTAGGTATGATGTTGACAATGCTATTACTTGTATCAAGTTTGTGGCGGATTATCTACGCGGTGATGGGTATGTTGCTGACGATACTCCAAAATATTTTTTCTCGCAATCAACAACATTTAATACAGAATTAAAAAAAGATGAATTCAAAGCTATCATTCGGTGTTATGGATACAGCGTCCGTTAGTAAGTCTTACTATACAGCTACATCAAGAGTCAGTCTGCTTATGACTGAGTTGTATGAAGATTTGCACGATCACAAAGGAAATCCAATTACAGACCTAGAAGAAATAAACGATAAGATAAACGCATATAAGCGTGTGGTTCGCACAGAACTAGACCTAATTAAATCAGCTGTAGAGCAATACAATGAAGATAAGGATAGTTGATGAAAGCCATTTATATGATCTTATTAAGAGTAAAATTATCCCGGATCTTGAGCCGTCAGAGGTCCAGATGTCTAGGTATGATTGTTATTCTATCGAGCACAATATTGATGTAGAGCTTAAGTGCCGTAAAAAGCATTATGACGACCTCCTTATTGAGAAGAAAAAGTACGACGCTTTAATTGATCGTGCTAAAAAACACGGAACAAATCCGGTGTACATAAACTCTACACCAGTTGGCATCTGGGCATTTAGATTGCTAGAGATAGATGAGCCAGTATGGGAAGAGAGAGGTATGCCAAAAACATCCGAGTTTAGACAGCGACATTTCGTAACAAAAGTTGTAGGATACTATAATATTTATTTAGGAAGTGACATAACAAGCTTACTTATTTCGTAACTTGCACCTCCATTTGTCTAATCATTAAAACCATTCAAAGATGTCAAAAGACTTTGAAACAAACGACAGCTTCGCAGACTTCATTAACGAGCTAGAGAGCTCAGAGAAAAACCAAAGTGCTAACTGCTCACTTGACGGTGGCGAATGTACTAGCTGCGGTAGCTAACCATCATCCGGTTATCTTATACTAAATTAATATCAAGGGGGCTTCGGCCCCCTTTTTAACCACCCTAATTAAATGAAACTAACAGAGGATATAATAAGGGACGTGTTCCCACGAAACAAAAGATTCCTTCATTACGTAGCTAAGATCAATGGGTATGCTTTCAAGAATCAAGAAGCTGTTGACAGAGCCCACTACTACGCAGCAGAAAACATTACCAAGCTGTACCAGAAAGACATTGACTTTGAAAGCAATGAGCATATGTACGGCTACATTATAAAGTCATTCTCGTATGGTATAATGCGATCGTTCAAGCAGGGAAAGAAAGCTGAATTCAACGACGCTATGAGTGTAGAAAGCGATCTCATATATGGCGAAGATGACAGCTATAATGTATTCTTAAACAATGCTGTTTCAAACGATATAGAATATGACAATAGCGATCAGGTATTGCTCAGGGAGATAGAATCAGTGTGCTCAGATAACGAAAAGAAAATAATAAGACTAAAGCTCGATGGGTTTAATACAACAGAGATTGCAAAAGAGCTTGACTTCAGTGTGTCTTATGTCAATGAAAGGATAAAAGGGATAAAAAAGAAATACAAGAAAACAAAATTAGAAATTAAAAAGAAAAGACAAGATGAAATACAGAAAGAGATTGCCGCTAGATATGATAGACAAAATGCTGAGCGCTTACGAATCGAAGCACAACGTAAACGTGACGAAGAGATCAAGAAAGCAAGAGATCGTGCGGCCAAGGCACTGCTTTGGATTGATTCTGCATACTAAGTTTGGGTTAACTTTAGAAAGAACAGCTGAAGTTATCGGCGGAATAGATCACGCTACAGTTCTCCACGGCATTAGAAAAGTAAGAACCTTACTCTCTGTAAACGACTTTGTTACTGTAGACTCAATGAACAACTGGATTGATATAATTGATGAGTTAGATGTAGAGAGACACGAAAAAGTCTCAACAACAAAACATCTAGAAGAAAAGCTGTCATACATCATTGAGGAAGGAATGATGCTCAATGTATTCTCAGAGGGCGATGTATCAAGGGTGCTAGACAACCTGAAGAAAAAATATAAGTAAAGATAAAGGCTCCTTAATTGGAGCCTTTTTTGTTTCTACATCCGCAGCTACCATCACATTCCTTTGGTGCTACATCACAATACTTTGGAGCGTTGTCATTGACAACCTGTTCTTTTTTCTTTTTCTTACTCATACTACAGGATATACTTATCAGCTATACGTTGTACTAACTTAATGCCTACAGCGGC